GATATCCCCCCCCCCCGCCGTCAAAAGTTTGACGCATTTCGTCAACTGACCGGCCCCATTCTTTTGATTTCATAAACCGTAACAAAAAGGCTATCCGTTGGATAACTGGCCGGCATCGAACGTCGAATCTCGTCGGGTAGACGCCCTTATCCCTCTGGCGACTAATGCCAGAACTCACTCCGAAGAACAGGTCGCTCAGATTGCGGCCAGCATGCGGGAGTGGGGTTGGACTGTCCCGATCCTTGTAGACGAAAAGAATCTGATCATTGCTGGTCATGGTCGACTGGAGGCTGCTAGGCGGCTGAACCTCGTCGAAGTTCCGGTGATGGTTGCCAGAGGATGGACGGAGGCCCAAAAGCATGCGTATGCCTTGGCAGACAATCAGCTTTCTCTGAATGCTGGCTGGGATAACGATCTGCTCAAGCTGGAGATCAAGGGGCTCAAAGAGTGGGATTTCGACCTTCAGCTTCTTGGATTTGGGAATCTCGATGAACTACTGGCTGAACAAACGGAAGGTTTGACAGACGCTGACGAGGCTCCTGTTCCTCCTGAAATCCCTGTGACTAAGCTTGGCGATGTCTGGAGACTGGGGCAGCACCGGTTGATGTGCGGGGACAGTACCAGCGTGACGGACATGGACCGACTCGTCGACGGACAGGCGGTGGACATGCTGCTGACCGACCCGCCCTATAACGTCGCGTATGAGGGAAAGACAAAGGATGCCCTGAAGATCAAGAACGACGCGATGGACGACGAAAAGTTCCGCGAGTTCTTGCGCGATGCGTTTGTGACCGCCGACACGGCTATGAAGCCTGGCGCGGTGTTCTACATCTGGCATGCCGACTCGGAAGGGTTCAATTTTCGTGGCGCTTGCAGGGACGCTGGATGGCAGGTGAGGCAATGCCTCATCTGGAAGAAGCAAACGATGGTCATGGGCCGACAGGACTACCACTGGAAGCACGAGCCTTGCCTTTACGGATGGAAGGATGGCGCCGGTCACCTGTGGGCGGCAGATCGCAAGCAGACTACGGTTCTGGAGTTCGACAGGCCGTCTCGCAACGCAGAACACCCGACGATGAAGCCTGTCGCGCTTTTCGCGTACCAGCTTCTTAACAACACGAAGGGTGGAGACATTGTTCTGGACAGCTTTGGCGGAAGCGGGACAACGCTGATTGCCGCGGAGCAACATGGAAGGCATGCGCGAATCATGGAACTCGACCCAAAGTATGTAGACGTTGCGGTGCAACGTTGGCAGGCCTTCAGCGGGCAGATTGCGACCCTGGACGATGATGGGCGCGCCTTTTCAGAGATCTCCGCTGACAGGCGGCCACAGGCGGCCACGAGGGCCAAATAAGGCGAACTTTTATGGTCAAGAGAGGCCGTCCTTCAATAGCCGAAGAGTCTGTTGTTGTCCAAGGCAACTTCGGCGCACGGCCAGATGCCCCATCGGACTTAAGTCATCGGCAAGCAGAAATATGGAGAGAGACCGTTGCTAGCGAGGCGTCTGACTTCTTTGGAACCGCTGCGTTGAGGACTTTGTTGGCAGACTACTGCAGGCATCGAGACTCTGCGGAATCGATATCCAAGGTAATAAACGAGTTCAAGTCAGAATGGCTGAGAAACGGAGAGGGCGCCAAGAGGTATCACGACCTCCTGCGAATGAGGGAATTGGAGACAAGAGCGTCGATGTCATGCGCGACGAAATTGCGACTGACGAATCAGTCTCGGTACACCCCTCAAGCGGCAGCAACCGCAGGTCGAAACGGATCTCGCGGTCTGAGACCGTGGGAAACGTAAGGACTAAGGCGAGCGATCAAACGGTTGGCGATAAGGTAATCGAATGGATTGAACGGTATTGCATGGTCCCAGAGGGCGCGATGGTCGGTAAACCTGTCCATCTGAGGCCATGGCAGAGAGATGTCATCCGTGGCATCTACGACAGCAAAACACGAAGGGCTATCGTTTCTTTCGGAAGAAAGAATGGCAAAACGGCCTTATCGGCATTTTTGCTTCTAGTTCATCTTTGTGGCCCGAAGGCGAAAGCAAACTCACAGTTGTTTTCTGCCGCGCAGTCCAGAGAGCAGGCAGCGATTCTATTTAATCTTGCTGCAAAGGTTGTTCGTCTGTCTCCAGACTTGAACGCCGTTGTTACAGTAAGAGATACCGCGAAGCAGCTATTCTGCAAAGATCTTGGGACTCTATACAGGGCGCTCTCGGCAGAGGCTTCGACAGCCTATGGGTTGTCCCCAGCATTTGTAGTTCATGACGAACTTGGACAGGTTCGAGGACCGAGGTCTGAACTTTACGAGGCTCTGGAGACTGCGGCAGGCGCACAGGAATCGCCTCTTTCAGTCATTATTTCGACGCAATCTCCAACAGATGCAGATTTGCTTTCTGTGTTGATTGATGATGCGAAAACAGGAGCAGATCCGACAACTAAACTTTTTATGTTTAGCGCATCGGATGCGTTGGATCCATTCTCGCTAGACGCCATGAAAGCAGCTAATCCTGCATTCGGTGACTTTCTGAATCCGGAGGAAGTCCAAAGGCAATCGGAATCCGCAAAACGGATGCCAGCCAGAGAGGCGGCATATCGGAATCTTGTCTTGAACCAGCGGGTGAACATGGTCAACCCGCTCATCAGTCGCACGGTCTGGGAGCGCAATGGTGACGAGCCTAGCCCTGAAGCACTGGACGAGTGCCAGACGTGGATCGGGCTGGACTTATCCGCGAGGAATGACCTGACGGCGGCGGTTGCCGTGGCTCGGGACGCGGAGGGGATCTGGCACGTTGATTGCCGGTTCTGGATGCCTGAAATCGGGCTACACGACCGGGCGCATCGTGATCGGGTTCCATACGACGTTTGGGCGGATCAGGGGTTCATCGAACTGACGCCGGGTGCGTCGGTCGATTACGGGTTCGTCGCAGCGTGGCTTGCCGAGTATTGCGCCACGCACAACGTCGTCGCGGTGAAGTTCGACCGATGGCGCATGGACGTGCTGAAGGCGGAACTGTCGCGCATCGGCGCAGAACTTCCGCTGGAGCCGTTCGGGCAGGGGTTCAAGGATATGACCCCTGCGATTGATGTCATGGAATCGTCGCTAGTCGCAGGCTCCGTGAGGCATGGCGGAAACCCTGTTCTGTCGATGTGTGCGGCGAATGCCATTGCGATCCGCGATTCGGCAGGGAATCGGAAGCTGGACAAGGTTAAAAGCACGGGCCGTATCGACGGGCTAGTGGCGATGGCGATGGCGATTGGCTCTGCCGCTCAGACCGGCAGCGAATTGGAAATGCAGCCCTTCCTGGTGATTCAGTGACCCTAAAAGACAGAATTAAATCCCTGATTTGGCGCAGTCCATCTAATGCCGTTACGGGCAGTTGGTCGGCGCTCGATGGGTCAATCTTCCGCTCCTCGGCGGGGGTTGCTGTGACTCCGGAAAGCGCCATGCGCCTTTCGGCAGTCTATCGTTCGGCCACGCTCATCAGCGGCGCTGTTGCAACCTTGCCGCTGCGGATCTACCGCAAGCTGCCGGACGGGTCGCGCCAGTCTGCGGGACAGACGGACCTGTGGTGGCTGCTGAATGAAACCCCGTCCCCGGCGTGGACGGCTCCCGCGTTCTGGGAATACATGATCCTGTCCATGCTCATGCGTGGCGACGGGTTTGCTCGCATCCGCGTGGACCGCTTCAACAAGCCCGTTGGGCTGGATCCTATCTGCCCGACCGAAGTTGTCGTTGAAGAGGATGAGACGACGGGAGAATTGACGTATTACGTCAATCAGGAGGGCCGGAAGGAGACGATCCGGCAGGAATACATGCTGCATTTCCCGATGCCGGGCTTTGACGGCGAGCGGTCCCCGTCCGTGATTCGGTATGCAGCGATGCAGACCATCGGAACGTCGATCCGAACGGAAGACCATGCAGCGCGGTTGTTCGAGTCTGGCGCTGCGAATCGGGTTGCCCTTGAGGTGCCTGGTGCGCTCAAGCCGGAGCAGCAAGAGGCGCTTCGCAATTCGTGGGTCGATATTTACGGCTCCGGTAGTGATTCGCGCCGTGTCCCGCTGGTGCTTCAGGGTGGTACGAAGGCGTCAACGATCAGTCTGACGGCTGCGGATGCCCAGCTTCTCGAAACGCGACGATTCCATGTCGAGGACATTGCCCGCGCATTCGGCGTCCCGCCGTGGATGATCGGCGCAATGGACAAGCAGACATCATGGGGGTCTGGCGTCGAGCAGGCCGGCATCGGCTTTGTGATCTACACGCTTAATCCTCACTTGCATCGCATTCAGACGGAACTGAACAAAAAACTTTTCCGTCGAGCCGGTTTCTACGCGGAGTTCGCTGTAGAGGGGCTGATGCAGGGCGATCTGAAGGCGCAGGCCGACTACTTCAGGCAGGCGCTCGGCGGATCTCAGGGTCCGGGCTGGATGACGGTAAACGAAATCCGCGCCCTCAAGAACTTGTCGCCAATCGGCGGCGGGGATTCCATTTATGCCCCTGTGGGGCCAACAGGAGGCGACAGTGCGAATGCACCAGCTTCGGGCAACGGCCCGTAACAAGGCGGCGACAAAGCCGTTTCAGATCGAGGCGTCCGCCGAAGAGGCGACGGTCTGGATCTACGATTTCATCGGATACGACGAATGGACAGGAACCGGCGTCAGTGCGGAGAAGTTCGCCAAGGAACTGTCCGCAATCACGGCTCCGGTTATTCGCCTGCGGATCAATTCGCCGGGTGGCTCCTTCTTTGACGGTCGCGCTATTCACGCGGCTCTGAAGATCCATCCGGCCAAGGTTGTCGCCTCTATCGAGGGACTCGCTGCCTCTGCTGCCACGTTCATTGCGATGGCCGCTGACAGCGTGGAGATTTCGTCCGGCTCTCTGTTCATGGTTCACAACTCATGGACCGTGACGGCTGGAAATGCGGACGACCTGCTGGCGACTGCCGCTCTCCTTGAAAAGATTGACGGAACGCTGGTCGCGGATTACGTCGCAAAGACCGGCGCGACGGAGGAACAGGTCCGCGCATGGATGGATGCCGAAACGTGGTTTACGGCAGAGGAGGCGCTGGCAGCAGGCTTTGTGGACTCAGTGATTAACACCGATTCCCCGAAGGCTGAATGGGATCTGTCCTGCTACGAAAAGGCCCCGAAGGCTGAATCGCAGCAGGTGGAAGAGGTGATCGAAGACACGGCTTGGGCCGAAGCATCTCGCAGGCTGGCGCTCATGGAACGAACTTCTGCCTAGCGGCGCTCCCGCAAGGCTGCAAGACAAGGCCCCATCTGGGGCCTTTTTATTTTCAACAGGAGATTGAGTATGTCGAAGATTTTTGATCTGCGGGAGCATCGGGCCTCCCTGACGAAGGAGGCCCGCGCCCTCCTCGACAACAACCCTGGTACGCTCTGGACGAAGGAGCATCAGGCCAAGTACGACGGCTTCATGGACTCGATTGGTGCTCTGGACAGCCAGATCGCCAATCTCGAACGTCAGGCGAAGGCCGAAGCGGACGCGAAGTTCGAGGAGCGTACCGAAGAGGCTGCGATTGCGAAGGCTGGTTCCCCGAACCGCGCTCTGTTCGCTCAGTGGCTGCGCGGCGGTGATCGCGCTCTGTCGGCGCAGCAGTGGCAGGAAATCCGTGCCACCATGTCTACCGGCACTGGCTCGCAGGGCGGCTACTCTGTGCAGACCGATGTGGCTGCGGAACTGATCGACGCGCTGAAGTATTACGGTGGCGTCCGTTCTGTTGCTGACGTGATCCGCACGGAGAAGGGCAACCCGCTGGGTTATCCGGGTTCGGATGGCACCTCGGAAACGGGTGAGCTGATCGGTGAAAACACGACGGCCACTGCGGCTGATCCGACGTTTACGACGGTTTCGCTGAATACCTATAAGTATTCCTCGAAGATCGTCGCAGTTCCGTTTGAACTGCTTCAGGACTCCAGCATTGATGTCGAGGCGTTCGTGCGTCGTCGTCTGGCTGACCGTCTGGGTCGTATCACGAATACGCACTTCACGACGGGTGACGGAACCGGTAAGCCGAACGGCGTTGCTACGGCAGCGACCACGGGCAAGACCGGCACGACGGGGCAGACCACCTCGATCATCTTCGATGACCTCATCGACCTGATCGCATCGGTTAACTACTCGTACCGTCAGGGCTCGAACTGCGCGTTTATGACCTCGGACGCGAACCTCGCCAAGATTCGGAAGCTGAAGGACAGCCAGCAGCGCCCGATCTTTATTCCGGGTTGGGATGGCCTCGGAAAGCCGATGCCGGACACGATCTTGGGATACCGCGTCGTCATCAATGATGACATTGCGGCGATGGCGGCTAGCGCGAAGTCGGTCCTCTTTGGTGACTTCAGCTACTACAAGGTCCGCGATGCCATGGACGTGACGATGTTCCGCTTCGAGGACAGCGCCTACGCGAAGCTGGGCCAGGTGGCCTTCCTCGCGTGGATGCGTTCGGGCGGCAACCTCGTCGATACGACGGCGGTTAAGGCTTACGCCAACAGCGCGACCTAAGCGCAAGGGAAGGGGGCCGGGTAACACCGGCCCCTCCCAGAGGATCACATGGCACTGAAGAAAGGCCGGGTTTTGACCGGCACCTATATCGAAGGCGTCCGCTACGAATGCGACGACGTTGTTCAGATCGAGGCGGCGCTGGCAAAGACTCTGGCCGATGTCCTCGACACCTCTCCCGCTGCCGTTGACCACGCCGAGAAGGCGCTGGGCAAGGCGGCAAAACTTCATAAGGGCAAGTAATGGCTAGCCTTACGATCATCACGCAGCCGACCTTCGAGCCGATCACGCTGGAAGAGGCGCGGGCGCATCTTCGTGTCACCTCGTCGGATGATGACGCGCTGATCGTTGGGTACATGCTCGCTGCTCGGCAGCACGTCGAGGACTATCTGGGGCGCTCTCTCATTACGCGCACCCTCGAAGTTACGATTGACGACGGATTGCCGTGCGAAATTGAACTTCCGCGCCCTCCGCTGGCCTCTGTCACGTTTGTCACCTACGTCGATACCGCAGGAGCCACGCAGACTCTTTCTGCGGGGCTTTATCAGGTAGTCACTGGAATGGTGGGCGGGAAGATTGTCCCAGCCTACGGGGCGTCCTGGCCCTCTACGCGCTGCCAGTCGGATGCCGTCACGGTGCGATATGTGGCTGGGTACGGGGCCAATTCGACCTCCGTGCCTGACGCGATTCGCATGGCGATCCTGCTGCTGGTCGGCCACTTCTACGCAAATCGTGAAGCGGCAATGGTCGGCGTCAGTGTCTCCGAACTCCCGTTCGCGGTAGAGGCGCTGCTTAACCCGTACCGGGCGTACTTCTAATGCGAGCCGGCGCACTCGACAGGCGGGCAGAACTTCGCCGTAGGCTGCTGACCCGTGACGACACGACTGGCGAAGAGGCCGTTACTTATGTGACCTATGCGACGGTATGGGCGTCTAAGCGGGACATCCGTGGCCGGGAGTTTTTCGCGGCGCAGCAGATCAATGCTGAAACGACGACGATCTGGCAGATCCGCTACCTCTCGGATGTGGTGTACACGGATCGGCTGGTCTGCGAGGGCGTGACCTACAACATCATCGGCATTGCCGAAATCGGCCGGCGCGTCGGGCTTGAAATTCAGGCCACGGCGGTGCGCCCGTGATTCAGGCCCGGGTCGAGGGCCTGACGGAGCTGAA